CTGTATTGAAGAACCCAGATATTGACGAGAACGTTTTGGCCAATGTTACTGGTGATTATGTTTTCAATCCAGTTAAAGGTACTGCACAATTCTCTGTGACAGAACCACTTGAAGTATTGGAAATCGGTACAGGTTTCATGTTGGTTAACCGTCAAGTGTTCTCTAAGATGGAAGAAGCATATCCAATGATTCGTTATCGTCCGGACCATGTTGGCCAAGCACACTTTGACGGCACACGTTACATTCATGCTTTCTTCGATACCGTGATTGATAGTAAAGATTCCATCACAGGCGGTGGTTCTGACCGTTACTTGTCTGAAGATTATATGTTCTGTCAGATGTGGCGTAAGATTGGTGGAACAATCCACTTGTGTCCATGGATGCGTACAGACCATATTGGAACCTATCACTTTAAGGGTGACATGCCAGCAGTTGCAAACTTTGTCGGAGAAATGTAATGATTGTTGGCTTACTTGGATTCATTGGTTCAGGTAAAGGCACAGCAGGTGACATTCTAAAAGACATGGGATTTACTCCTGTGTCTTTTGCCAAAGGTGTTAAAGATGTTGCTGCTGAAATGTTTGGTTGGCCTCGGCACTTGTTAGAAGGCGACACACAAACATCACGTGATTGGCGTGAACAACCAGATGCCTTCTGGTCAAAAGAATTCGGAAAAGATTTCACTCCACGATACGCATTACAATTAATGGGTACAGAAGTTGGTCGTGATGTTTTCCATAAAGATTTCTGGGTTATTCGTTTGAAGAAATTTATCCAGGAAAATCCAAATCAAGATTATGTCATCACTGATTGTCGTTTCCAGAATGAGATTGAGTTCGTACATTCCTTGAATGGTGTATTGATTGAGGTTCGCCGTGGTTTGAAACCACATTGGTACTCTATTGCAGCACAAGCAAATAGAGGCGACAAAAAAGCAGTAAAATTCATGGAAGAAACCGGTGTTCATGCATCTGAATGGAACTGGATTGGTGGTAATATTGATTACACAATCGACAATGATGGTTCACTGGAAGACTTAAAGAATAATTTAATTAGAAAACTTGCCTCCTCCTACGGAGAGGGTATAATGGGTGAATTGAAATAAGGAGTATATTATGAAACTATCCAACGAAACACTTAATGTGTTGAAAAACTTTGCAAACATTAATTCTGGTCTGGAATTTAAGAGTGGTAATAAATTGTCCACAATCTCGGCGACCAAAACTGTATTGGCGAAGGCCACTTTGAAAGATACATTCACACAAGATTTTTGTATCTATGACTTGAACCAGTTCTTATCGGTGCATTCCTTGAGTAAAGAAACTGAATTGGATTTTGACACACAACATGTCATCTTCAAGTCTGGTCGTTCTAAGACCAAGTACCGCACAACAGCAAAGAACATGATCGTTTCTCCACCAGATAAAGATTTGAAATTGCCAACCGTTGATGGTGAATTCACTTTGAAAGAAGAAGATTTGGTCCAAGTATTGAAGAATGCTGCCGTTCTACAATCACCAAACATTGCTTTCGAATCTGATGGTAGTAAAGTATCTGTTACCGTTTTCGATGCAAAGGATGATTCAGCACATACCAACACAGTTGAAATTGGTAATGCAAATGACAACAAAGTTTTCAAGGCAGTATTCTTGACCGAAAACTTTAAGATGATTCATTCCACATACAACATTGAAATCTCTAAGGCAGGACTATCACACTTCACCAACACAGCTGGTGACCTGGAGTATTTCATTGCTATTGAAGCAAAAGATTCTAAGTTTGGAGATTAATATGACAAAAGTAAATACATTGTTTGGTGAATTTGATGATGACGCTTTGAAGAAGTTGAAGGGTTACGTTAGTGAAGTTGTATTGCATATGAACCGTAATCAATCCAACAACGAAGCCATCAAAGACATTATTGATGCAGCCAACGAAGAACTAAAAGTTCCAAAGAAGATTGTTAAACGTATGGCTAAGGCACAGTTCAAACAATCATTCCAAACCGAAGTTGCAGAGAACAAAGAGTTTGAAGCACTATACGAAAGTATGGTTGAGGTTAAGTAATGGAACCCGTAGGCAGAAGAAAATTTGCTGCATCATTAGGCCTTCTTGGCCTAATTGGCGTTGGTGTCAAGGGATACCAAGAAGTCAAGGAACGGATTGTCTACAAAGAGGATGAAATTCCAACCAAAGAGTTGGAGAAACAACTTGAAGGCAAACCTGTATTGCAACTAATGGCAACGTATGGTGAGGAGATTAAACATCCATCATACAGTTACAATGGTAATTCTTACCTTATTTTCCATAGTGGACCACAATATAAAGAAGGCACAAAGAAGGAAGTAAGTGTTCGAATGGTGCCGGGTCCTGATGGTAAATTATACGTCAAAGAGAATGACACTTGGCGTAAAATCTGATACAATGTTATTTTATATTATGGAGAATTTGAATGAGCGAACACATGCTGTGGGTGGAGAAGTATCGTCCACAAACAATTGAAGATTGTATCTTAAACGACAACCTGAAAAAGACATTTCAAGAATTTGTCAATCTGAAAAAAATCCCTAACCTCTTACTATGTGGTACTGCCGGTGTTGGTAAGACAACTGTGGCTCGAGCATTGTGTAATGAGGTTGGTTGCGATTACATCATCATTAACGGTTCAGATGAAAACGGTGTTGATGCTGTACGTAACAAAATTAAGAACTATGCCTCGTCCATGTCATTGACTGGTGGTCGTAAGGTTGTTATCCTTGATGAGGCTGACTATCTGACACCAAACGCACAGGCTATTCTACGTGCAGGGATTGAAGAATTCGCCGAGAATTGTTCGTTCATCTTCACCTGTAACTTTAAGAATCGTATCATTGATCCATTGCACTCACGTTGTACTGTGATTGATTTCAAACCAAATGGTTCCAAGGCCAAGATGGCTACTGCCTTCTTCAAACGTGTTGAAGGCATTTTGAAAGAAGAAGGTATCACCTATGATAGAGAAGTGGTTGCTGCGGTCATTACGAAGCATTTTCCTGATAATCGCCGTATTCTTAATGAGCTTCAGCGTTATAGTGCTGGTGGCACAATTGATAAAGGTATTCTTGCATCAGTTTCCGATGTGCAACTTGGTGAGTTAATTAACTCATTGAAAGATAGAGACTTTGCATCTGCACGTAAATGGGTCACCAACAACTTGGATAACGATCCTGCACGTATCTTCCGTAGTTTGTATGATACACTATATGACAAGTTGAAACCTGGTTCTGTGCCACAATTGGTTCTCATCCTGGCCAAGTATCAATACCAGGCTGCATTTGTCGCTGACCATGAGATTAACCTCATGGCTTGTTTGACCGAAATCATGGTTGAATGTGAGTTCAAATGACACCGTTCGACTATGTTAACCTAGTATTGCATAGTAAGAAACAAGATGGTGAATTGGACTTTGTAGATTATGCACCTTACATTGTAAATCGTTCTCTGTCCTATCACCTGGATTGTGTTCTATATGCACAAGAAATGAATCTGTATCCGTCTTTAGACAAAGACATGCAGTACCAGTATCTTCTAAATAGTATCAGGCCTATGAAACGGAAGTTTTCTCCGTGGCAGAAAGCCAGTAAAGACAAGGATATTGAGTGTGTCAAGACATTTTTTGGTTATTCAAACCAAAAAGCCACAGAGGCCTTACGTATCCTTACAGATGAACAAATCGCTGAGATAAGAAAAAGAACAGACAAAGGCGGAGTGAAATGATTGATGTTAAGGATTTAGTTGAAGTTACATTAAAGGAACAAGATGATTTTTTGAAGGTTAGAGAAACTTTAACCCGTATTGGTGTAGCTTCCAAAAAAGATAAAACTCTATTTCAAAGTTGCCATATTCTCCACAAGCGTGGACAGTATTATGTGGTACACTTTAAAGAACTATTTGCGTTGGATGGTAAACCCACCGACATTACAGAGAATGATCTAGCACGTAGGAATGCCATCGTAAATCTATTGGAAGACTGGGGATTGTTGTCGGTTGTGAACAAGAAACAGACCGAAGAACCAGAACCCATCTTCTTGTCACAGATTAAGATTATTTCTCATAAAGAGAAACATGAGTGGCAATTAACTCCGAAGTACAATATTGGTAAAAAACCAAACGGAACTTGACCAAGTCTTATAAATAAGATATAATAAAGTCTCAGTCCCATCGGGATGGGAGCAAGGTCGGTGGTAACCTTGTTAAACCCCACTGCCAACGCCTTTTGGGTTGGTACAATTTAATTAACTCGCTTAAACTAGGAGAAAACTATGACTGATTTATTCAATCAATTCCGTAAATTCGACCCGTTCACTATCGGTTTCAACGATATGTTCGAACAATTGGAAAC